GTCCGGTCTATTTTACCCTACGTTCATTACGGGTCTTTCGGGTAATGGTAAAACGTTCTCTGTGGAACAAGCATGTTCACAAACAAAAAGGGAACTCATTCGCGTAAACATCACAATCGAAACAGATGAAGATGATCTTATTGGCGGCTTCCGTCTTGTTAATGGAGAAACCGTCTGGCACAATGGACCAGTCACTGAAGCACTCCAACGTGGAGCAATCTTGCTCCTTGACGAAATCGACCTTGCCTCAAACAAAATCCTTTGTCTCCAGTCTATTCTCGAAGGAAAAGGTGTTTTCCTCAAGAAAATTGGCAAATTCATTACGCCCGCAGAAGGTTTCAACGTATTCGCAACCGCCAATACTAAAGGCAAAGGAAGCGAAGATGGACGATTCATTGGAACTAACGTGCTCAATGAAGCATTCCTTGAACGATTCCCTGTAACTTTTGAGCAGTCCTATCCTGCCTCTGCAGTAGAGCAGAAGATCCTTATGGCACTCTGTAGTGATACAGACTTCTGTAAGCGTCTCTGCGATTGGGCAGACATCATCCGCAAGACATTCTATGATGGTGGTATTGAAGAAATCATTAGTACCCGTCGTCTGGTTCATATCGTCCGTGCATACAACATCTTCAATGACAAAGCAAAGGCTATTCAGGTTTGCGTGAATCGTTTTGATGATGAGACCAAGCAAGCATTCCTGGAACTGTACGACAAGGTTGATGCAGATTTCAAGATGCCAATTGACGCGGAGGTACAATCCTGATATAATATGGTTAACGCATGGTCTTTATTATTTGATGAATTGAGTATGACTAACAAATCAAAGTATTATTATGATTACGATCGTAATGATCCAAACAAAAAAAATCCATTTAAAGTTGATGGATACTCTGTGAATGGAGTACCTAATCAAGACTTCTGGGAGAATGATGGATTCAGTCTGACAGGTAATCCTGGAACTACATCTCCAGACACTATTGTTTTTGGTGGGTCTGCTCTTCCAGGTGGTATGGGTGATGATCATATCACCTTCTCAAGTGATGGTATTAACGCCGCCCAATCAGTTCCCATGGATGGCATTTATGGTGTGATTGGTGGACAAGATAATATCTCTTTTGATCTACCCAAACCTTCTAATTCCCCATCCTCCAATGGTAGGAGGAAGTACAGTGAAGATGTAATCATTAAAGAGTTGCAAGATTACATCACCAGAACATATGACCAGCATTATTCTGCTGGTGATGATAAGATTCAAACTCTTGATCTTATCGAAGCTTGTGGTGATGGTGAGGCATTCTGTCGCAGCAACATCCTCAAGTATGCGTCACGATATGATAAGAAGGGTACTGCCCGTCGTGACATTATGAAGATTTTGCATTATGCTGTTCTTCTAATGCATTTTAATGATAAAAATGCACAAAACGAAACCTATCCTCAGTGAGATGAAACTGAAACCTACAATTATGAAACTTTCTGATAAGACTATTTCTGTTTTGAAGAACTTCTCTTCAATCAATCAATCTATCCTTTTTAAAGAGGGTAATAAACTCCGTACTATTAGTCTTATGAAGAATATTCTTGCTGAGGCAACAGTCTCTGAAGAATTTATGAGAGACTTTGGTATCTATGATCTAAATCAATTTCTTAATGGATTGAGTTTACACTCAAGTCCGGAATTGGACTTTACTAATGAATCTTATGTTGTAATTAGAGAAGGTGGATCTCGTTCTAAGTACTTCTTTGCTGATCCTAATGTAATCGTAACACCTCCAGAAAAAGAAATCACTCTTCCTAGCGAAGAAGTATGTTTCGAACTTTCTACAGCAGTTCTTGACAAACTCCTGAAAGCAGCAGCAGTGTATCAACTGCCTGATATTTCAGCAGTTGGTGAAGCAGGTGTTGTTAAACTTGTTGTTCGTGATAAGAAGAACGATACTTCAAATCGTCATGAAGAAGTTGTTGGAGAAACCTCTGATGAATTTTCTTTTAACTTCAAGGTAGAGAACATCAAAGTCCTTCCAGGAACTTATGATGTGGTTGTGTCACAAAAACTTTTGTCACGATTTACCTCTAAGAATCACGATCTGACTTATTATATTGCTCTAGAGCCTGATTCTACTTTCGGATGAACATCTTTGTGACCTCTCCCAGTCCTTGGGAGTCTGCCAGGGTTCTCCCTGACAAACACATCGTCAAAATGCCTTTAGAGACATGTCAGATGCTTGCTATTGTATGCTCTGACAAGTGGGGTCATAACTTCGGCACTCTTCCCAGAGCAGACGGTACTCCCTATGCTACTGAGAAGGGTGCTTTTCGTAACCACCCATGTACCAAGTGGGCGAATGAGTTCGTAACTAACTGGCAGTGGTTGCTTGCTCATGGACTTGCTATGTGTGATGAGTATACTGCTCGCTATGGTAAGGTCCACACCTGCCAGAAGACGCTTCTAGCAGCAAAGGAGATACTTCCTACCGCAGACCCACAAGGTCGCAGTGGAAAGGATACAACACCCTTTGTCTTTGCAGGACCTGATGAGTTCAAGTATGATACAAGCATTGATATCTTCACTGCTTACAAGATGTATATTTCATCTAAACCATGGGTAAAAGATAATTATCTTCGTATCCCTGACCGCAAACCTGAATGGGTATAATGAAGCATATTCTGTTTACTTTAAAAGGTTGTCCTTTTGATTTGCTTGATGACAAAGAGTTTGTAAGAATGGTTTTGTTTAGAGCATCAAAAGAATGTAAGTCAACTCTGCTTGATTTGACAGTACATAAGTTTGAACCACAAGGTGTGACTGGAATTGCTATGCTTGCTGAGAGTCATCTCAGTATCCATACTTGGCCAGAGAATGGTATGGCAGTTTGTGATGTCTTTACTTGTGGGGATACCGCTATACCTGAAAATGGTGTAGAATATATGAGAGAACAATTGAAGGCAACTGATATTGTGTCAAATGAATTTGTTCGTCCTTTGGAATGACTATGCGAGATGAATTTCTTTGGGTTGAAAAATACAGACCCAAAACTATTGATGAGTGTATTTTACCACCAAGTATTAAGAAGACTTTTCAAGACTTCCTAGATAAGGGTGAGATACCAAATATGCTCCTTGCAGGACCTGCTGGGTGTGGAAAGACTACGGTTGCCAAAGCACTTTGTAACGAACTGGGAGTAGACTATTATGTCATCAACGGATCCGATGAAGGACGATTCCTTGATACCGTCAGAAATACTGCAAAGAATTTCGCTTCGACCGTATCGCTTTCTTCAACTGCAAAACACAAAGTCATCATCATTGATGAGGCAGATAACACAACCAATGATGTACAACTCCTCCTACGGGCGTTTATTGAGGAGTTTAGTGGCAACTGCAGATTCATCTTCACCTGCAACTTCAAAAACAAAATTCTCGAACCACTTCATTCCCGCACAACGGTTATCGAATTCTCCATTAAGGGAAAAGATCGACAGGGACTTGCAGCCTCATTCTTCAAACGTGTCCAAGAAATCTTGGATACAGAAGGTGTTAAATATGATAACAAGGTCCTGGTAGAACTTATTAATAAGCACTTCCCAGATTGGAGACGTGTTCTTAATGAGTGTCAAAGGTATTCTTCTTCAGGCAGTATAGACTCAGGTGTTCTTGCAACCTTTAGTGATGTAAAAGTAAATGACTTGGTTAAGAAACTTAAGCAAAAAGATTTTCCCGAAGTACGTAAATGGGTTGTCAATAACCTGGACAATGATACTGCTGTCCTACTGCGTCGTATTTACGATGCTTGTTATGATTCCATGGTTCCGAATAGTATTCCTGCTGCTGTGCTTACTTTGGCTAAGTATCAGTATCAAATGGCATTTGTTGCGGATCAGGAAATAAATATGCTGGCATGTCTAACTGAACTTATGGTGGAGTGTGAATTCAAATGAAGCATTGTGATAACTATTACGTCAAGTTTGATGATGATGAACTGCGACAGATCTTGAAAGAGATTAGTAACGAAGAAGTCAAAGAGAGGATAAGAAGTTCATTGGGAGAAACAATTGACCCCATAGATAAGTTTCACGCAACTATCGCATATTATAATAATGAAGTTTAAAGCACTAGTATTCATTCGTCTGAGGTCACAGGTTGATGACTCAGCAGGTAATGCTGTGAGAGATGCTTGCAAACGATTGTCTGAACTCAATATCAAAAAACTTAGATTGGGTAAGGTCATTGATGTTTGGTTGGAGGCAGAGACTAGAGAGTATGCTGAGAAGGAATTAGAAATGCTTTCAGATAGATTCCTTGCCAACACAGTCATGGAAGACTGGGATTATGAATTGACTGAGATTGAAAGTTTCCCTAAAGGTATTGACAATGGATGATTTTAACACACCAGGATCTAATAAAATAGGAATCACTCCTGAATTTACAGATTTTGCAGTTAATTTACAACTCGATAATGTAGTGAAAATCTTAGATGCTAAGATCGAACGTTGTCGTGTATACAATA